ATGGCAAAATTCAGATTTTCAGATGAAGCACTGGAACGTATTTTTAGTAAAGAACAGATGGGAAGTGTTCCGCTTAAATATCAATCAATCGTAGTCCATGCCACAGAGGAAGTTATAGGAGAACTTGGTAATGCTTATGAATTTCAGTCCGTTGGGACTTTTGAACAAGCCGACATATCAGACACTTGATGAAGTTGAAATTGCGAAACAGATAGAATCAATGGAAGAAAGGGAGAACAGCCATGCCGCAGCCGATTATGAATCCAAACTACTACAATCCGCAGTATAGGACACCTATGTACGGACAATTTATGCCACAGCAGGAACAATTCCAGCCACAGCAGTTTATGCAACAGACACAGCAAAATGCGGTACAGATGTACGGTCGCATTGTGCCTGCGCAGGAGTGCATAGCACCGAATGAGGTTCCTATGGATGGCAATACGGCATTTTTCCCTAAACAGGATATGTCAGAGATCTATGCTAAATCCTGGGGAGCAGACGGAAAAATCTATACAAGGCTCTATAAGCCCGTTTTAGATGCAGACCCTAACAATTCACCACAGACAGCAGAAAAGACGAAATTTGACCTATCAGACGAAGCCACAGAAGTATTTATGAAGCGGTTTGATGAACTGGAGCAGAAGATTGAGCAGTTGAAAACTTCGCAATCGCAAAGAAAAACTCCGCAATCGCAAAGAAAGGATGATGCAGAATGAATATGATGAACCCTATGCAGATGCTTAAGACAATGGGGAATCCACGACAGTTTATCCAAAATATGATGGGAAACAGTCAGATCATGTCAAACCCTATGGCTAAAAATATAATGGGCATGGCTCAAAAAGGAGATTTTGCCGGAGTAGAGCAGTTAGGAAGAAATATTGCTAAGGAACGTGGTATGGATTTTGATTCCGAATTTGATAAATTCAAACGTCAATTTCCTATGAAGTAGATACTAAATTCTTGCAAGATTAAGTATAAAAAATCTTATATGGAGGTAAAAATTATGTTTGAGAGTAACAATACTCCCTTTACCATGCCTGTTATGCCTGCCAACAGCGGATATGGAAACAACGGTGCATGGGGTGACGATGGTGCATGGTGGATTATTATTTTCGTCCTTTTCTTTGCTTTTGGCGGTTGGGGCGGTAATGGTTGGGGCGGTAATGGCTCTAATTCCAGTTATTACACCGATTCTGCATTGCAAAGAGGGTTCGACACCCAGTCTATCATCGGTAAACTGGACGGAATCAACAATGGTCTGTGTGACGGATTCTACGCTGTAAACAATGGTATGCTTACCGGATTCAATGGCGTAAATACCAACATTTTACAGACCGGCTATGGCATCCAACAGGCTATTAATGCAGACACCGTAGCAGGAATGCAGAATGCTAACGCTTTACAGGCACAGTTAGCACAGTGCTGCTGCGATACCCGTGAAGCTATCCAGGGTGTGAACTACAATATGGCAACGAATACTTGCGCATTGCAGAACACCATGAACAACAACACTCGTGACATTATCGACAGTCAAAATGCCGGTACGAGAGCAATCCTTGACTACTTATGCCAAGACAAGATTGCAACTCTGACAGCAGAGAATAACGATCTGCGCAGAGCAGCTTCACAGGATCGGCAGAATGCACTTCTCACTACTCAGATGGCGGCTCAGACACAGCAGATCATCAACACTGTAAAACCTGCACCTATTCCTGCATATCAGGTTCCCAACCCTAACGTATATTACGGGTGTGGTTGCAACACTGGTTGCGGATGCTAAAACTGCATATCGAGTAACTTAACCTTATGGTTATGTCTGCTATGCAGAATTACTGACAACATGGGGCAGACTGCATGGTTTGCCCCTATTATTTTGAAAGAGAGGTATTTATTATGGCTGAATATACAGCAGTAGCATTACAGACTGTGGCAGCAGGAGCAGACGTTGCCTTTACCGAAACTGCCGTAAATGGAAGTAACTGTATCACTCATAGAGAGGGATCCGGGATTGTGAAACTTAGAGGTATCACTAATCAGTGCCGGGCAAGATTCCTTGTAAGCTATTCCGGAAACATTCAGATTCCAACTGGTGGAACTGTTGGGGAAATTTCCCTTGCGTTGGCAGTAGACGGAGAACCTTTACAGTCCACAAGAATGATTGTAACTCCGGCAGCAGTAGAGAATTTCTTCAATGTTTCTGCGCAAGCTTACATTGATGTTCCTCGTGGATGTTGCAGCACGGTAGCGGTTCAGAACACTTCTACACAGGCTATCGAAGTGCAGAACAGTAATTTAATTGCCGTTCGTGAAGCGTAGGAGGTGGAAATCATGGATGTTAAAAGAATGCATGAAATGATTGAAAAACTTTCTGAATGCGCTAAAATGCAGTTTGACAAGGGAATCGACCATGTAGACACTTGCGAAATGGGAAAGGTCATCGACATGATGAAAGACTTATCCGAAGCAATGTACTACCGGGAACTGACAAAAACAATGCAGGAATATGATTCGGACGAAAGCATGGAAATTTTTGATCGTTACGGTGAAGGTGGCAGAAGGTATTATGACCATTACCGCTATGCTGATGGCAGATTTGCACCTAAAGGTCGTGGAACCTACCGTAGAGGATATGAGGAACCGCCTTATTATCACATGACACCGGAAATGTATCACCGTGACATGGACAGAGACATGGGAAGAATGTACTACACTGAACCTTCTGCATCTACTGGTACCATGCGTGATGCAAGAGAGGGCAGAAGCGGAATGAGCCGTAGAGCCTACATGGAAAATAAGGAACTGCACAAAGCTAACACTCCTGCGGACAAGGAAGCAAAAGTGCGTGACCTGAACACCTACATGACGGAACTTGCAACGGATATGTCCGAAATCATCAATGATGCCACACCGGAAGAGAAATCTGTCCTTAAAAGCAAGCTTTCTGCACTGGTAACAAAAATCGGATAACACACATAAGGGGCTTATTTAGCCCCTTGTATGTTGGAGGTGGTAAGATGTTCACGATAAATGGAATCGTTTGGAATTTAAGGCTTGTAGAGCCACACAGCACTATGTTAATGCGTTCTGATAACACATACACGTTTGGAATGACAGACCGAAATACGCAGTGCATTTATATTTCCAACAGAATCAATGGCTCATTCTTTGACCGTGTTCTCTTCCATGAGTTGTGCCATGCATTTGCATTTTCATACAACCTTACCATGCCGATTGAGGTAGAAGAGATTGTTGCAGACTTCCTAGCCACTTATGGAAGAAATGTGTTTACACTGGCTGATGAAATTATCAAAAATTACATGAGAATGCTTGCGTAGTGCTTTTACAAATGCTATAATTATAATTGTTCAGGTTATAATTTAAACCAGCTGAACAGTAGCAATACTTTTCAGCAAAAGCGCATTAAACATGTATTTTAAAAAAAAGAGTGTCCTTGTCGTGGAGGGCATTCTTTTTTTGCTTAAAATAAGAGCACCCTTGCGGATGCTCTAAAAATTACTCTATATATAATGGCATAAATTCACATTTGTTGTAACCTCTCCATGAATTCGTACTGTATCCTATTATTTTTCCATATACAGTTATTTTTTCACCACCGGAATAATCGGTTGCGTTTAATCCATAATCATTAGAAAACAGTACATTGATTTGTTCCCCCATATAGCTTTCAGTACCTTCCCTCAAAACACAGCATTTTAAAAAATTCCGCTGTAAATTATATTCTCCAAACATTTCTTGAATATAATCATAATACATATCTTTTGCTCTTAATTCATAAAGTTCTGACACAAAAAGATTTAGTTTTACATCTTTTCCCTCTAAATCATCTTGGGAGAAAAATATATCATCATAGAATAATTCAACACATGATTTTTTATATTCCTCTTCTGATAAATCATCTTCCTGCTCATATTCTACATAATTTTCATTTTCCATTACATTACTTTCTGATTGAGTAGCCGTAGACTCTATTTTAGAATCTGTTTCTTGATTTGTATTTTCTCCTTGATAATCAAGATAGTTTTCGACTGATTCATTTGGTACTTCCATAGTTTTACTTTCTGCTTCTGTCAAAGACTCTATACTTACATTATTTGAAAAATTTTGGTTTTCCACATTTTGACCACCTAAAAAATAAACAAGAATTACAATTACAGAAAAAATAATTGAAAACCATGAACCGCTGTGATTTTTGTTATTTTTATCGCCTTTAACAATATCAATAATGGCTAAAATAATTGCTACTGGAATTGTAAGACCAAGAAGAGTGAACACAACAGATAGTATACTTAATATGCTTTGCTTTTTCTTTTTCTTATTTTGTTGTTCCACAATATCAATGTCAAATTTAGCCATGCAAGAATCACAATAACCTATTCTGTGATACACAGGAAGACCTTTCTCATCAGTAGCCACCTGTTCCGGAACAACTCTCATTTCTGAACCACATTTGTAGCATTTCATATAAAAATCCCCTTTCGTTTTTTATAAAATTGTAGCACATGATAGGAAATATGTCACGAATGTGAAGAAAATTTTCGGGTCAAATTTTTCGATACCCCCGTAGGCCTGCATTTTCAACAGAAAATCTCGTTTTCAGAGGTTTTTAAAAGAAAATTTTTTCGTCAAAATATAATGCCTTTTTCAAAATACCCCCCGGGGTAGCACTTTTCAAGCTGAAAAATCCGTTTTCAGAGATTTTTCACTAATTTTTTTATGCCGATTCAAGGCATGAAACGCGTGTAAGATCCTGTGGTGCATCCGGTCACCGTGTCACAGCTTTCGCAAGGTCTCCGACAGCCGAAAGAATAGCATCGTGCGCAGACCGTAGCAGCTCCGCAGATTCCGGAGACAGACCACCCCTGGTAGATTCCACATTTAAAACGACTTCCAACCGTTTTCCAGCATCTAAAACACTATCCATGATGTCATATACATGACCTATTCCCAATTTTCGCATTTTGGCAAAATCCCCCTTGTAATATTTGATTGTACACCAAGCCATCGCAAGCCGTCAATATACCTGTGCACATAATCCGACCGGATCCGGCAGAAGAGCAACGAAAACAGACCGCCAAACGGAAGGACACGTCAAAAAGACGGCTTGCAACCGTCTTTTATCTGTTTTCAAGTTCAAAAATTGCCCACCGAATGGCGGCGGCTGTCTCCGTGTCTTTCTCTCGCTCCGCACGCTCTAACAGCTTGTAAAGTCTTTCAAGGTTCTTTTCTTTCATCTTGGAAACCTCCTTTTTTTAATTTTTGGGTAAATTCCACCCATAAAACCGCCGCCCGGTAGTGATCCGGCGGGCATCCTCTGCGGCGGCTATTGTTCAATGATTTCAAAGCATTTTTTTATTTCTTCCAAGCTGTGGCAGCATTCCCCGCCGGGATAGCGATATATAGCCATATAATCTCCACCGCCTAAAGGTTGCATATCTTTCAAATACGCTCTAAAACCTCCGTTCCCTTTTATGATATTTGGATATCCATCTTTTCGCATTTTTTCAATTCTTGTCATGTTCCTATTCCTCCATATTCTAAATTTTCCCCGTTTCCAGGGTAAAAGCAAGACCGGGACTCGATCCCGGTTGTAAGCCTGTCTTACTTGCTTAATATTCAATTTTTAATTGCGCAGAGCCTTTATATAAAAAAGCTGTTTTTCCGTGTAGGTCGCTACAAGTCCAACCGCCAGAAATATAATCATTTATAAGGCTTTCAAAATGCTGGTAATTTGCACATTTAATATATATCATTGTTTTATTCCTCCAATTTTTTGTAGTATCTGATGTTGCGCACCTCTTAAAAGTAAATATAAAATTTTTCTCCGGTTGCGTTCCAGTCTTTGTCTAAGATTTCCATTTTGTATAATTGGCCGTTGTTACCGTAAGTGCCAGCAGAATAGAAAAGCTGTGTTGCGCTACATCCTTTAGCTTCAGGATACGCTTTTTTTATCTCTGCAATAATGTTATTTACTCTGTCACCATTATCACCGCATAAATAAGATCCGGCCGGAACATCTTTTAAGCAACTAATAAAATTGATTGCATTCTCAAAGTTGTAGCAGTTTCCGTCTAACTTGATGCCGTCTAAACGCTGACCCTCTGCAATAAGATTTTTCCGTGAAATTCTTTTACTCATATTGCTTTTACCTTTTCACCCGTGTTATAATTGCGGTGCCTTTCTTTTTGGGTGCCGCTCGGGTGATCTTGGTAGGATGCCGGGCGGCTTTATTTATTTGTTGAGATAACTATAGCATAGTTCAATAATATAGTCAATAGCATAGTTTAATAATTTTAAAAATATTTTTTGAAAGTTGTTTTTACCTATATAATGCAAACATTAAAACTAATTGACAAGCATAGTTTAATATGATACTATTCTATAAAAAAGGAAAAGAGGTTTTAAAAATGGCATTCCGGGAAAGAGGAAAAGAGCTATCATACATAGCACAATATCAGAAAGACAACTACGACAGAATTACAGTGATGTCACCAAAAGGAACAAAAGAAAAGCTAAAAGCGGCTGCAACTTTGCGGAATATGAGCGTTTCTGAATTTGTGTTATCTTGCGTTACAAAAGAATTAGAAAAAATGAAAGAATAGTTCAATAATATATTGACAAGCATAGTTTAATATAATATAATGACATCATAGCAAATGACATCATGACATCATAAAAGTGATATCATCAAAATGACATCATGACATCATGGAACTATGACATCATGACATCACGCAAGGGAAGGAGAACAGAAAATGGAAACATTTGATTACAAAGTGCGGTTCCCGAAAGACCTAGAACCGCAGATCAAAGCGCAGGCAGAAAAGAACGGTATAAGCGTCAACCAGTTTGTTATAGGTGCCGTGATTGCAGCATTGCAACCAGTACAGCCGCAGACAGTAACAGAGCAACCGAAAGAAACACCCGTGACAGGCTCTAAAAGCCCCATAGACGAGAAAATCGCACTCATGCAGGCAAATGAACGGCTACACGCTTTACAAGCCAAAACAGCGGCAGAAAGAGCCGCTAGAGAGCATGGAGAAGTTAAACCAGTTATAAAACATCCTCCGAAATGGGCAGGCTTACCCGGACAGCGGCCAGACGAAAGCAATGTTGAATGGGTAGAACGCAAGAGGAAAGAAGCGGAAGAAATTTATAAGCAAGGTATGGAACGAATACAAAGAGAAAAGGAGCAGAAAGCATGACAGGAACACCGGAACAGATCACAGAAAAGAAAGCTTGCCGGATCGTATCGACTTGTAGAGCGTTTTTCCCGTGGTATGAACCGCAGATAAAAGACAAATTCGAGCGGCAAGCGTGGGAAGAGTTAAAAGCCAAAGTTATCCCAGAGGTGGAAAGCTACACAGATGCTGCACAACTGATAGCGGATCGGCAGAAATTTGCAGACAAAACGTTGCTGCAAAAACTATTTATTAGGGCGTGTAGTCTTCGGTCACTGGATCCAGAATATCACAGAAATTTAGTCCAAAAAAAGAAACAATTAGAGGACGAGCGTTGGAACCGATTACAGGACAGGCGGAAAAGATACGGTGCATATTGTTAACAAGATTTAAGCAGGTGTAACAGCCTGCTTTTCTTGATCTATTTTCACTGCGACATTTTAACGTGCTAAATTTTGTAGACAAATTGTAGACATTTTGTAGACGCAGATTAAATAAAAGGAGATTAGATTAAATAAAGGTTAGATAAAATAAAAATAAATAAGTGCAGAAAGACAATGATATACAAAGTATATATAAATACTAGAGCTGACCAGCTACCACCATACACCCATCTGCAAAAATTACATGTCTGTCCGTCAAATAATCCCATTTGTTAAATTTAACCGTATGATATTTTTTAATCGCATGATTTTTATTGCTCAGGATCAGCAGCAGACATACCACAACAACAAATCATCAAATGCGTAAAAGGTTGTTGTAGATTTATAAATAGCACTTATGGTATGATAAAAGCAGTTAGGGAGCCGACGTTAACACGGTGCGAGTGACAGCGGTACAAATCCATCCCCCTCTGGATATGCAGCCGCCTAGATTGTAACCAAGACCACCGGAGCCGACAGACCGGAAAAGATCAGAAGTCACTAGCTGATCACTTTTTTAGATTTATGTTTTTACTGATACACGTTGAGAAAATCAAAAAAACATAGGTTTATTGAGTGGTGCTTAGTGATTTTTTTATGCAGATTTTTAGGAGGTGCAGAAATGGAAAAAGTCGAAAATACAGAAACATCACAGGTCTATGAAAATGACATGGAGCTATACCTCTCCCAGTTCTGCAAGGATCAGAAAATCGAGGATATCAGACAAGAATCGCAGAGCGTCTGGAATGCTGCTCTTATGTATATTAAACGGCATGCATTTAATGAGCCTGATTGTCTTAAGTCTAAATCCCTTGTAAATACTACTGGATCATTTACAGGTGGAGTAAGTAACTATAATGCTTATAACTATGACTTAGTTAATCGTATATGTGATTATTATATATATATGTGTATGATGTATGACAAAGAGGTATCAGCTATAGGATTTAGCTTATTAACGGGCATAGACAGATATACAATAGCTACTTGGAGAGATGAGGGCACTAAATTAAGTCCATCGTGTTCTGACATCGGCAAAAAAATATCGGATTTTCGTGAAGAGTCTTTAAGCGCAAAATTAGCCACAGCAAAGCGAAACCCTGTTGGGATCCTAGCAATCCTAAATCGTCACTACGGATGGAACCTTCCGGGAGTATCGAGAGAGCAGCAGAACCAAAAGCAAGCTTTGACCGCTTCGGACCTGCCACAGTTAGGCGGTATAAATGGACAAAATACATCAATGTTGACCGATTACGGAGCGTATGACGATAGCAACGTAGATGCAAATGAGTAGCAACAAGTGCGGAAACGTGCAGAAATATTGGATAGTTAAGGATGTATCAATAAAGACTGCGTGAAAGATTAGTTTAACGCATAGTTGAAAATCCACATAACACACCGGGGGAGGGGGTCTGACAGAATTTGAAAAAACCCCTACCTTAGTCCCTCAAATTTCCTCAAAAATAAAAAGACCTTTATCCAAAAAGGAGACCTAGATGTCAGATAATGTAAATCACCCTAGCCATTATGAGACTGGAAAATATGAGTATATAGATGTGATGATTGAGACACAGGGGATTGAAGCTGTGAAAAACTTCTGCATCTGCAATGCTTTTAAATATCTTTACCGGCATGAGAATAAAAACGGTGTAGAGGATGTTCGGAAAGCTAAATGGTACTTGGATAAATATTTGGAGTTAGTTGATGTTGAGCTTGCCAAAGATTTAGAAAGCGGGAAAAAATCTCTTGCAAATATAGATGTGCTTATGGAATTGATGCAGGGAGGTAAACAGCAATGATTTTTCTAACAATTATACTTGCGTGGATTTTATATAAAATGTCTGCTCCGTGGTGGTTATACCTGATTCTCATTGCATTTGCTCTGCTCGGAACTGGAGACGATTGAGGTAACTTATGCAGATATACGGAAAAGAGATTAAAGACGAATGTTCAAAATGCGGTGAAGTCCTGCAATGCGAATTGTTTCTGCAAGGTCACGGAATCAAGAGAGACCGTGAGAATGTTACGGAAATGGTTAGTTGCCAGATGAAGCACCAAAAGAGCAGGCTTGATAAAGAGCCTAAAGAAGATTTGCCAGTTAATGAGAAATGTGAATTGCCACCGGAGATTAAAGAGATCTACATAGAGGTTTGGAAAATACATAAAGAGTGCGCTAATCCGAAAACGGATGATGACTGGTCGTATCTTATCCGGCAAGGTAATCTGCTGATAAAAATGCACAACAACAGCCAGTTTGCCAAAGAACTGGTAATGGCAATGATTGATGAAATTGAAGGAAGGACGAAGAAGTAATGGGAATGATACTTTTGAAAATTGTAACAAGCGTGGTTTTGATTATCCTTGTTATTGGCGGATTATGCAGTTTATCTTCTCAAAAGACTGTGTCTGCCGGGATTTTAAGTTTTATATTTGACTGGTTTTTAGCATTGGCAGTTTATCTCATGTGGGTATAGCCTATGTGGTTGCCAGAGATTATGCGAATTATCCCATATCACATTGTTGAATGGGTTAAATTCATAAAGTTATTGTTATTGCCGAATATCTGGTGTTGTGTTGGCATTGGATATGTGTCCGAGAAATCAAGGCATCAAGAGTGTATGTAGCCTGTGTGTGGGAAATGAAAAATGAAATAATGCGTTCGACAACACTAAGTTTTACAGAGTACCGTACACAGGCGTGACAATTTTTTAGATAAAGCAATATAGGGTGTTTCACGAAAAAATAATCCGGGAGCAGATGGTCTCTCTCCCGGAGTTTAGGGCTATCGCCAAGCGGTAAGGCACAGCACTTTGACTGCTGCATCCCAGGTCCGAATCCTGGTAGTCCTGTTTCGCAGATGTTTTCTTCTTTCGGTCTTTGCCATCTGCGAATATTCCACCTACATGGAATACTCCTTTCACCTCATAGCGGAATGCTGTTAAGAGCCATCACAAGGCTCGTGAGGGTTTAACCGGTTTATGATAACCCGGTTTTTGCGGAATACCGTTGTAGGTTTTAATCCGTGGGTTGTCAGTAAAGACATTAAAATCCCGCACAGCCATTGCGGACATAAAATCGGCGTAGGCGGTTGGGTAGCTCCCAACTAGCAGGTAACTGGCGGATGCCCTGCGAAAATAAAAATATCCATAAGTGTTGCGCTGTGTCAGTGCCTTAAATGTAGGCATACAGCTTATGGAAACGCACATGATCGGTTAGTCAAGTGGTAAGACACCACCCTTTCACGGTGGTAACGCGAGTTCGAATCTCGTACCGATCATTGGGATGTAGCGCAAATGGAAAGAGCAGTGTCCTTCTAAGGCATAGGCTGTGGGTTCAAGTCCCATCATCCCAACTTTATCTTTATCTCCACTTAGTAGGGTACTACTGCAATAGTTCCTGTCGATGGAAGATGTATGGATAGTAGTTGCTCATTATCGGTCAACGAAAAACACTTCTGCGAGTAGAATTTGCAGATTCAAAAGCAGTCGAGCCTTGTTTGGGTCGGGTGGGTTCAACTCCCACGGCAACTATTCCCTGTCTAAAACGTAAGCCACATACGTTTAGCGAAAACCAAGCCTATGAAGTAGAGAACAGACAAGACTGTGAGATTGTGGATAGTCAGTGACAAGTAGGAGATGCATCTTTGGTTATGGCAAGCGCAAGCCATAAAAGGTTTTACGGTGCGATTTCCATGTATAGCTCCAGTGGAAGAGCGGCATCCGCATAGGATGTGTGTCGGCGGTTCGATTCCGTCTGCATGGGTTATGGAGGAATATTTCATGAATGGATTTCACTTTATTCTTCAAGATTGTTGTCGGTATTGCAAAGATTTTGAACCGAAGCTGATACAAGTGAATATAACAACCGAAATATGCTTGAACAATATTGCTTGCGCAAATCTTGATAAATGTGAACGGTTAATGGAGAGATTGAAAAACAAAACAGAGGATTGAGTATGTGCGAACTTTGTGATGGAAAATTTATAAAAATTGATAATGTAAAGCATATCGGCAATGATAATGACAAATTGATAGAAACATCTGAATTGCATGATATGACTATTGGTGTTGATATTTCAGTTGATGCAGTTAATGAATATGCAAAATCGATCTTAGGAAGATACCCTAAAGACAATATGGAGTTTTCAAATGCTTTGGTAAAGAAAATCTTAGAGGAAACAAAATCATTAGCGAATAGTGTGAGAAAGGATTGAGGTTATGAAAATAACTGAAATGAATAACTGCATCGAAGAAATGCGTAAATGTTATAACTTTAATGATGATAAGACTGAAATAAGGCTTGGGGATATGATAAGTGGCCTTGACAAATATGTAACTGTCTGTACAAGAGATGAAAATGGAACACAGATTGAAATGACAAGAAATGCAGACGAATTAGAATAAACAAAATCACCGGCTAACAAACGGAGTTAGTCGCTAACCTAGAAAAATTATAGGCAGAATCCTATAAGGCACTTCTGCCACAAGCGGAGGTGCTTTTTCTTTTGGCAAGTCAGAGCCTTATATCGGCAGTAAACAGTTACGACAAGTACATAGAGCAACATGGGATTGATGAACAGGTCATTGATGCGTACATACAGGCATTATCGGTTGCATTTCGGTCAGAAAATGATGTTAAGTACGGATTGCAGCAATCAGCAAAAACAAAGTCACTTATTGCAAAATATGTCAGAGAAAAGACAGGCGGAAGAGTTGCTGATTTGGAAGTATACGCAGGGGATAATGATACATCATATAAAATTTTAGATCAATTTTACAATGTTTTAATGTATGAATCAGCGTATCTAGTTGACAGCTTTTTTTATTACATTGAAATTGATGAAAAGGATCCGTGGAAGAGATTTTATTTTCCAAGAAGAAACGTTTTAAAACAAGTAGTAGGAGCATATCAAGAAATTTACGATGGGAAACTGGATTTTCTATCAGTTTCCCAGCCAAAACGTACAGGAAAGACAACCGGAGGATTGAAACTGGCACAAATGATGGGTGGAAGAGATCCAGACGGAAGTATTTTCGGTGTTGGAAAAGGTGAAGGACTGGTAAAGAGGTTTTACGGTGGTCTTTTACAAGGATTTGAGACTGAAAGTACTTATCAGCGGTTTTTAAGTGTTTTTCCGGAAGCTACAAAAATAAGCAAAGATGGATACAAGAGTGCAGAGAATTTGTCCATAGACCTTAAAAGCAAGAATATTTTTCCAACATTTACTTGCCGACCTATTGACGGTGCAATTGTAGGTTGTACGGAAGCAAATGTGCTTGTCTATATTGATGACTGCGTAAAGAACCATGAGGAAGCAAGAAACAGAGACAGGCTAGAGTTCCTATGTGAGAAGGTCACAGATGACGTTTTAGGACGTAGATTAGAGGGTACGCCAATTATTATCCAAGGAACAAAATACAGCTTGTATGACCCTATTACAGCGTTACAGACCAAGGCTGATGAACTGGGATGGAAATGGAGAGAAGTTGCAATTCCGGCACTTGATCCGGTCACGGATGAAAGTAACTGGGAAATTTACCGAAAGGACAAGCGAGGTCTTAGAAAAATATTCACTACGGACTATTACCGGAAAGAAAGAAAACTTGTTTCCGAAGAAACCTGGGCGGCAGAGTTCCAACAAGAGCCATACGAAGCAAAGGGAAGAATGTTCTCTGAAAGTGAGTTAAATTATTTTGAGGAACTTCCAGTTGACAGAGAGCCGGATGCAATCATGGCGGCTTGTGATAGTGCTGACAAGGGAGAAGATAGCTGCGCTATGCCAGTCGGATATGTGTACGGTAACGAGGTATATATCGTTGATGTAGTATTTGATAATGCAGGAACACAGTTCACAAAGCCTGAATGCGCAAATATGCTTATTAAGCACAATGTTAAAACAGTCACTTTTGAGAGCAACAGTGCCGGGGAATATTTTGGTCGTGATGTTATGGACATTGTAAAGTCGCAGGGAGGAAGATGTAGCGCAAGGTTTAAGTTTAACTGTTCCAACAAAATTACGAGAATGGAAAATGCAAGGGATAATGTAATTCGTGATTATTATTTTCGTGATTTCAAGAAAATGGACAGGCAGAGCCAGTACTACAAATTCATGAAGGAATTAACCACTATGACACGTAGCGGAAAAGTAAAACACGATGATGCACCGGATAGCATTGCATTGTTTGAAAATGAGATGCGTAGCGGATACATAAAGCCAACAGTAATTTTGCCAAGCCCTATATAGGAGGTAAATCGAATGGTGACCAAAGAGGTTTTATCTCAATACATAGATTTACAGGAAGAAATCAAAGAAGTACAGCAGAAGATTAAAAAACTTGAATCGGATATCAGAAAAATTGAATCGGATGGGAATGTTGTTGACAGCGTATCAGGTGGATGCGGCGGCACTGAACATTTTCGTATTGAAGGATTCCCTTATCCAGAGTACAGCAGGAAACGGACACTGCTTTATTCCAGAAAAGCTACTTTACAGCTTTTAGAGGACGATTTACTGCAAAAAAATAATGAAGTCGAAGAATTTATTGCAAGCGTTCATGACAGCCGTATAAGACGGATCATCAACTTACGTTTTATTGAAAAATTATCATGGAACAAGGTTGCTGATAGAATCGGTGGTGGAAACACAGAGGATAGCGTAAGAAAAGCATTTGACCGCTATATGGCAAATTAAAATAATACGGAGGTATAAAAATGGCAAAATATAGAAAGATACCTATTATTGTTGAAGCTATTAGATGGAATGGCATTAACTTAGATGAAATAAAAGAATTCGTTGGGAAATCGCTTATATATGAAATTATCGATGATGCTTGGAGAGCAGGAAAATCTTCACCTCATGTAATCATGAAAATAAAAACTTTAGAGGGATATATGAACGTATCTATAAATGATTTTATAATAAAAGGAGTAAATGGAGAATTTTACCCTTGCAAGCCTGATATTTTTGAAAAAACATACAAAATAGTATAGTTCCATATAAACTTGTCCGATATGTCCGATTTTTCCGTGATACTATTAAGATGCAGAAAGATTCCAAGATATTTTTCATTTCCTCCTCAGATCATGTGAAGACTCCAGAAGTACCGCTCTTATCAGCAAGGGCGGTATTTTTGTGCGCAGAAAAGAGGTATTTATGATTTTTAACCAAAAAATTAGAGTGTACTGTCCTGGATGCGGACGGTTGGTCGGTGAATGTAGTGCAAAATCACACATTGACAAGACATATAAGTGCCGGAATTGCAATAAGATGGTTGTTTACCATACAGAGACCGGAGAACGTGAGATTAAGAAACTCCAAAAAAGAGATCAGAGTAGTGGAATGACATTTATGTAGGTGATAAAAATGCAAACTGGAAGAATTGTACTTTATACGGATGTAGAAGAAATTACATACAAAAATGTCATTGATGTTTTGAGAAATGCCATGACAGACCATAGGGTAAATGCAGCAAGGATTAAATATCTCATGGAGTATGATGAAGGAAATCAACCACTTAAAAGAAAAAAGAAAGTAAGAACAGAAATTGATTGCCATTGCGTAGATAATGTGGCAAATGAGATAACGGAATTTTGGAGTTCATTCGGCTTCGGGAATCCTATTACGTTGGTTCAGACTGGAGATGCAGAAGATAAAGAGATTGCAGAGGGAGTAAAAAACCTTAATAAGCAATACAATCTTGTAAAAATCAAAACAAAAACACAAGAAATTGCAAGACCTATGTTAATAGGTGCTATTTGCAATGTTTTAATCGACGTAAATACAGAATGGAAACCAGGGAAAGCATATTTTACATATGATGTACTTAATCCAATGACTTCATTTGTTATCAAGTCAAGCTATTACGCAGATCGAAGAACAATGCTTGGAGTAACATTCCGGCATGATAAAAACAGCGGAAGTACATACTACACTTGTTACAGTAAAGACAGCAGATACGAAATTAGGGATATGAACAAAATCATCAATGGCGATGCTGTTGAAGATGATGCTAATAAATGGAAACACGAAGAAAGAAGCGGAGAAAAAAATCCTTTAGGAGTTGTCCCTATTGTTGAGTATTTCCGGTCTTATGATCGTATGGGAGTGTGGGAGCGGCAAATTTCCGAAATGGATAATTTGAATCTTATGATTTCGGATTTCTCCAATGATGTTGACCAAAATACACAAGCTATATGGCACACAAATGATGTTGATTTTCCTACTGTTGAGGAAAAAAACGAAGATGGTACAGTTACAGAAAGCGTAAGAAAGCCAAAGTCTGGTGAATGGATGCAAACATATACGGCATCCGATGGAAAAACACCTATTGTAGAAGCACTTGCTGTTAATTATGACTACGAAGGAATGCTTAACAATATACAGGTACGGAGACAAACAATCTTGCAAAAGTGCAATGTACCGCAAAGAAATGATAATTCTGGTGGCAGTACTGGTGTCGCAATGAGTGATGCTACAGGGTGGAGCCATGCAGAAGCAGCGGCATCAAAACAGCAAATGATTATTGATTCGTGCAAAATGGAAGAGGTTGAGGTTGTGTTAGCAGCTATCAATGCATCTTCCTATGTTCCGCAAGATGATCCAATGAGAAAACTTACAATAGCTGATTTAGAGCCAAACATCAAGCGACAAAAGACATACGAAATGTCAACAAAGGTGAATGCAATGGCTACTATGCTCAGTCATGGATTTAGTCTTGAAGATACTACTGATTCCATCCCGTTTTTCGATGATCCAAGCAAGGTATGCAGCAGAAGTGGGGAAGGAGTTCGCAAATACCAAGAAACTATTTATAAAACAAATAGTCAAAATGCTGGAGAAGGTGGAGATGGAGAGAAAGAACCAAATTCTGGAAGGACAATGCAAGACTTGTCAGACCAAATTTCTAACAGCCCTTTAATTGATAAGAGCCGTACAGACAAATAAATATCATGATATCAAGCCATTGGGTTTTCCCAGTGGCTTTTTATATGCCTTACGTCAGAGAAGACGTTAATCGCAAGAACTTAGAGAAAAAGTATAAAGAGCAAGATTAAGAAAGAATGAGGTAAAAATCATGGCAGATGTAACCACACAGACAACAGAAACACAAACAACAGAAGTTAGTGGACAACAGATTGAAAGCAAACAGCCTACTGTTGAAGAACTCATGGCGCAACTTGCTACAGAAAGAGCTGAAAAAGAGAAGTATAAAAACAGATCTGATAAAGCTAGTTCGGAAGCAGCAGAGTACAAGAAACAACTTCGATCGAAGCAGACTGCGGAAGAGCAGGAAGCAGAAGCAAAAGCAGAAGCACAAAGAATTGCGGACGAAGAAAGAGAGTCCATGCGAAAGGAACTTAACCACATTAAGGCAGTAGCTGCCTACAAGGGAGTTTCTGAAAAATCTGTTGAAAAGTTGATTGATGCGGTTTCGGAATCTGACCATACCGCCATTGCAACTATTATTGAAAACGAAAAAAAAGCGGCAGTAGCAGAAGCACAGGCTGAATGGATGCGCACAAGACCAAGAGTGAATATCGGTGGCGGCGAATACTCTGGTATGACCAAAGATCAGATTATGGCAATTCCGGACAGAAATGAGCGCAGACGTGCTATTGCAATGAATCAAGATTTATTTTAGGAGGTATAAACTATGGCAGCAGAAAACAATCTGATTAAGAAAGATGACCTTGCAAGAGCAAGAGAAATTGAATTCGTAAACCTTTTTGGGTATTCCATTAAAAAGTTGGTAGAAGCCCTTGGAGTAACCAGAAAAATCCCTAAGGCAGCAGGAACCATGTTGAAGTCCTACAAGGCAGTAGGAACTCTTCAAGATGGACTGGTTGCAGAAGGAGATACCATTCCTCTTTCTAAATACAAAACTGTACCCGTCAACTATGAAGAGATTACTTTGAAGAAGTGGAGAAAAGCCACTTCCGCAGAAGCCATCATCGAAAAGGGGTACGATCAAGCGGTTGTAATGACTGGCGACGAAATGCTGAAAGATGTGCAGAAGGGAATCCGTAAGAACTTCTTTGATTTTCTTTCTACTGGCACAGGCTCTGCTTCTGGAAAGACTTTCCAAGCTGCACTTGCACAGGCATGGGGACAGTTACAGGTGCTGTTTGAAGATGATGAAATTCAAGCAGTATACTTCATGAATCCGCTGGATGTGGCAGATTATCTGGCAACCGCACAAATCTCTTTACAAAATGCTTTTGGCATGACCTATGTAGAGAACTTCCTTGGACTTGGCACTGTTATCTTTAACAGTTCTGTACCAAAGGGAAGCATCTATGCAACCGCAAAAGATAATATTGTTCTGTACTACATTCCTGTAAACGGTGCGGATCTGGATGAAGCGTTCACTTTTACTTCTGATGCAACCGGATATATTGGAATCCATGAAACGCCGGATTATGACAACATGACCTGTAAGGACACTGTTATTTCTGGCATTGTTCTTTTCGCAGAAAGAATTGACGGCATTGTAGTGTCCACAATTACAGGAGATAACACTCTTGGTACACTGACTGTTACCAGTATTGAAAGCGCCACAGATAATGGTAAAACAAAGATTACTGTAAGCCCTAGCAAAGGCGCAGGTAACTCTTATAAGTACAAGATTGGAGAATCCGCTCAAACTGTAACTTATGGAAAATCTGTACAGACATGGGCTGCATGGGACGGTAGCGAAGAGATTACCGCAGAAACTGGAAAGATTATCACCGTAGTAGAATGCGATGGATCTTACAAGGCAGTTAAGGCTGGCAGCAAGGCAGTAGTAGCAAAGGATGAATAAGAGGTAGCACATGGCAGAATATACGACTTTGGAGCAAGTAAAAATCCGTCTGAAACAATTTCATATTGATTCTGAAAGCTCCGAGGTCGTGTTTGATGAACTTGAAGATAACCCTCTGATTGAGCAACTTATCAGTCAAGCGAAAGCTGACATTGTGGCAAAGAGAATGTACCCGGACAGCTACACGGAACAAAAGATTGCAGAGGACTTGAATCGGTTTGAGAGCGTGATTGTGAACGTGGTTGTGTATGACCATTCACAGGCTGGAGAAAATTTCATGTCAAATTACTCTGAAAACGGTGTGTCGAGAACATGGAGAGACCGTGACAGTCTGTTTGTAGGTGTATTCCCATTTGCCAAAGTGCTGTAAAAGAAGATTGTGCGTGACCATTTTGCTGATGTCGGCAATATGGTTGCAGGCGGCACACTTTAAGGGTGGTGGGCGGTGTGCCAACAATAAGTAACAGGAGATATGAAATGAAAGATTTTTTATTACAGACATACACTATTGTATTGCCTATTTTATTAGGATATATTGTCTGGCTCCTTAAACAACAAAAGAAGGACAGAGATGCAAACAGTAAGGGAACAATGCTTCTTTTGCGTGTTCAACTTATTGAGTATCACGATAAGTACATGAAGTTGGGAGAAATTCCCAGTTATGCGTATGAGAATTTTGTGGAGATGTACAATGCGTATCATGCGTTAGGTGGAAATGGAATGGCTACCAAAATGTACGAGGAAATCAAAGAAATCAGATTGAAGAATGGAGGTAAAGAATAATGGATTTTTCACAAGTAGGAACTTGCGTTGCAATCGTTGTTATCTGCTATCTTGCTGGTATTGGAGCAAAGCTTATTCCGGTTATTAAGGATAATTACATTCCGGTTGTTGTCGGCATTGTCGGTGGCATTCTCGGAGTGGTAGGAATGTATGTGATTCCCGACTTTCCGGCAAATGATGTTCTGAATGCTATTGCGGTCGGCATTGTTTCCGGTTTGGCAAGCACCGGGGTAAATCAGATTTACAAACAGGTGAAGAAAGATGCTTGAAGCAAATAAGCAAAAAATGAAGTATTCCAAACAGGGTGAGAAAGTCACAATCTACGACCGTGACGAAAATGGAAACATCAAGTACATTGATGTTGACAGTGAAAAGATTCCGGTAGTTTTGAGAGAAGCTATCGGATTTTCTGACCCTGTTCCTTTTTCTGCCAATATCAGCAACAAGTTGTCAGAAGTACTGGTAAAGGAATTTGGTATTGATGATTCCAGTTCCTATTGTCAAATTGTTACCGATAAGGGATATTTGCCGATTAAAGCAGGAGACATTGTTTGGAAGAAATCTGATGTGGGGCGAGATAGTGATGGACTGGTTGATGATAAGACAGCGGACTATGTTGTAAAAGGTGTAGCTGATGAAGGACTTACAGTTGACCTGTTTTTGCTTCAAAAGACGGTAAAGTGATATGGGGAAAACAATTGAACTAAATCTATTCAGTGACAAGTCCATACAGAACGCTATTAAGGCTTTTAGAGACTACGAAAACAGCTTGACCTATAAATGTAGGCTACTAGCTGAAACTTTGGCAGAAAACGGTGTAGAGATTGCTAGAGTACAGATTGCAGACCTTGACGCTATCTTTACTAGCGAACTGATACAGAGTATCCACTCTGAATATGTTGGTTCGGTAAAAGGCGGTGGAATCTGGGCGGTTGTTGCCGGAACAGACCATGCGGCATTTGTTGAGTTTGGGACTGGAATTGTCGGACAGAAATCACCGTACAAAGGAAAGTTACCCGAAGGTGCCACATGGCAATATGCAAGCGGAAAAACCATACGGCAACTTGCAGACGGTAGATACGGTTGGTTTTATCCGGCTGATGATGGCAAGTGGTACTTCACCGAAGGAATGCCTTCAAGACCATTTATGTACCTGACTGCAATAGAAATTCGTGAAATTGTATTACAGACAGCAAAGGTGGTGTTTGGAAATGGCGGTTAATGAATATCAATGGGTATCAGACTTTAAAGTCAAGATTGCATCATACTTGAAAATGAAAATACCGCAGAGCCATCCTAAAGCGTATGTAACTGACAAAAGCAAGGATTTGTCAGAACCAACATTCCCAACAGTTTACTTTCATGCTATGCCGTTCACAGAGACAGGACAAGACCTTGAAGGACGGTCTGTTAATGGAATCACAGCATCGTACCAGGTGGATGTGATAACCAACAAAAGCCAGGAAGAAGCTGAAGCTATCATGGCTACGGTTGCCGGACTTTTCAAACGTTTGCGATTTCAGATAACTTCCATGCCGGAGTTTAGCAATACTTCACAGAACACATACAGAAGCACAGCCCGGTTCAGAAGAAACGTAGATGCTGATGATATATTGTAACTATTGACAGAGCCTACTGGCTCTATTTTTTATGCAAATTTGGAGGTAAATATGGCTACTGGTTTAAAATCAAGAATTGCTTATAAAGAGCCTAATGCTAGTGCTGCTACTGGTGAGTACTGGGCAGGAACTTACAAACTGCTCATGAGAGCAAAAAGTATTCCTTCTCCGTTCGGAAGTCAGAACATGGTGGATACTTCTACACTGGAAGATTTGGTCGAAACACAGGAAATGGGTCGTAGAGCAGCTAACAGTATGGAAGTGCAAGGGGCATTTGAGAAAAAGTACAAGGATGAAATGGTGACAAACGAGGGAAAAAAACTCGATTTCATCATTTTGTATGGAACTGACGGAAAAGGCTCAGAGGGTATTTGCGCATTTATCGGTCAGGAAAGTTTTGCACCGGACGAAGCAACAGACGATCATTTGACTGGAACTGCTACGATTGCACAGGCTACTGTACCGAAGTGGATTGAAGATAATTACACTGTTGCAGTAACAGAGGATGAAAACGGTTATCCCACAGCAATTACACTGACAAAAAAATAGAAAGTCAGTCAGAAAAAAATAACACTGCCGTGGCTGACTTTGATGAAACGGTAGATGAGCTATTGATTTAGCAAAAGAGAGCCGTCTTCGGGCGGCTCCTTTCCAACAAAAGGTTGGGGAAAGGATATGTTTTTATGAAGAAGATTTTAGTTAATGATGTTGAATATACTTTAGAGTTTGGGTTCGGTGCTGTGGAGTGCAAGGATTTGATTCAAAAGATGTTTCTTATGCTTTCCGGTGGCTATGTAGCTAAAAAAGCAAAAAATGTACAGAATCCCACACCAGAAGAAATTGTAGATGGTAGCGGATATATGCTTGCAGAATTTCCTCATGTATGCAAAACGGCTTTTTATGCAGGACTTCTTGAAAACCATGAAGATATTACACCGGATGAATCCAATGCTTTAATGAAAGAATACATGAAAGCAAACGGTCTGTCTTTTGTGAAGTTGTATGGAGAACTGACAGACTGTATGAAAGAAGACGGTTTTTTCGAACTGTCGGGTCTGACGGAAATGATGACGCAGACCAAGGAAGAGATGGAGAAAGAGGACAGCAAGGTAACAAAGATGCCACAGGATCACAAGAAGAAATCGACTGGCACAAAATAATATGGGAAGAATATTTTCCATTTGCTTTTTCCATGGGAATTTCGATAGAAGAGTTCAAACATCTGAATCCTAAGAAATTAGAGTGGTGTTACAAAGGATATAAACTCAAAAAAGAGGAAGAAGATAGGAATTCATGGCAACGGTGGGGAGATTATGGAATATCTGCATTAATCGTTGCAATAGACCATTGCTTACGTGGGGACAAAGCAAGAGCTACTTATGTTGAAAAGCCTATTTCAGAAAAGATAGCACATGATAATGAGCCTAAATATAAGGAATCCAACGAAGAAATTGCAATATGGGAAATGAAACAGAGAATCAAAGCATTAAGAGAACAAGGATTACCGGAAAGTCCGGATTAAGGAGAAACAAGCATGAGTTTAACAGGAATTGATGTGTCCTCATATCAGGGGACGATTAACTGGTGGGCGGTAAAACAGAACGGTATTGATTTTGCTATTTTGAAAATCATCCGCAAGGATTTGAACCCGGACAAGAAGTTTGAAGAGAACTGGAAAGGTTGCCAAGAGAACAATGTCCATGTGCACGGAGTATATGAATACGGATATATTACAACGGTTGCAAAATCACGCTCTGATGCAAAGAGAGTGCTTACTATCCTTAATGGCAGAAAAGTGACAGTATATCTTGATGTTGAAGATGCTGTTATGAAAGGTATTGGCAAAAATATTATTTCTATTATCAATGCTTACGGCAAGGTAATCACCGATGCAGGATTGCAGTTCGGTGTATACACTGGGGAAAGTTTTTATAAGACATACATTAAGCCTTATGGCGGTGTGAGTTATCCTATGTGGATCGCACGGTACGGCAAGAATAACGGCAAGTGCGATGTGAAGTATCAACCGCAAGTACCGAACATGGTAGGCTGGCAGTATACTTCTAAAGGGCGTGTAGGAGGCATTGTAGGAAATGTGGACATGAATGTATGGTACAAGGATTTAGATGCCGTATATGAGGATTCTACAAGCCATAGCAACCCTTATGCAGAGCCGGAAAGACTTCTGTATTACAAGCGTATGGCAATGATGATGAAGGGAAATGATGTCAAGTGGGCGCAGTACGAACTTGTAAGGAAAGGCTTTATGCCGTCTGTAAATGCGAAAGGTAAGACGAACATTGACGGATATTTCGGGAAAACTACTTCTGATGCAGTGAAAGCATTCCAAAAAAGTGTCGGTATCAAAGTGGACGGAAAAATCGGTGCGGTTACAAAGGCATATCTCAAAAAGTGATTTTAGGAGCGGTAGGTGTCACAGCTTACCGCTCTTTTCTTGGAAGTGGTTGACACTTCCTTTTTTTTATTGCGGTAAAGGCGGTGCGGTATGGCAGATATTGATATTGATAATCTTCAAATAAAAATAAGTGCGGATGCGAACAAAGCCAGTAGTGCACTGAATAAACTTGCAAACAGCCTTACGAATTTTCAGAGAAGCTTGTCCATTGATACGTCCAAACTGACAAGTATTTCCAACAGCATACAGAGTATTGCAAATGCCGCAAATTCCATGAATACGAGTGGAATTAAGAATATCTCCACACTGACAAATTCTATTAACAGAATGGGGAAAATAGATACAAGCGGATTAAGCAGAATTTCATCCGCACTGAAGACTTTTTCTGCTGATATGGCAGGAACCAAAGTAGATGGAGTAGGGGATATTGCAAGCATAGCATCGTCAATTTCAAGACTTGGCGGTGTGGCATCCGGCAGAGCGATTACGAACATTCCTTTACTGGCAAAGAATTTGAAGCAGTTATTCACCACTCTGTCTACCACACCAAACGTAAGCGAGAACATTATCCGCATGACAAACGCACTGGCAGGACTGGCATCTACTGGTGCGGCATCAGGTCGGGCTGCAAACTCTTTAGGCAGAAATCTGAACACTTATACGGCAAGTGCAAAAATAGCCACGAAGAGCACATTCAGCCTTGCAGCGGCTTTCGGAAAATTCTACGCAACGTATTTCCTTGTTATCCGTGGAATTAAAAGCCTGTGGAAATCCATAGAGGGAACTACGGACTATATTGAAGCATTTAACTACTACACAGTTGCTTTCAATAAAGTCGGCAAGGAATGGGGCAAAGACTTTGAAAAATTCGGTTACGACAATGCAGAGGATTATGCGCAGAGTTTCGGAAATCGTGTAAATGAACTGCTTGGTAAAATGTCCGGTCTGAAAGTAGATGTAGACGGTGGATTGATTTCTGAAAGCGGAATGAAAAACCTGGGATTAAATTTACAGGAGATTACCCAGTATGCTTCACAGCTTGCATCTATCACCAACTCTTTAGGGCAGACCGGAGAAGTCACTACGGCAATTTCAAAGTCTATGACAATGCTTGCCGGAGATATTTCTTCTCTGTTCAACGTAGATTTTAGCACGGTTGCAACTAACTTGCAGTCGGGCTTAATCGGTCAGTCAAGAGCATTGTATAAGTATGGTATTGATATAACAAATGCCACTTTACAGACTTATGCTTACAAATACGGAATTGAAAAAGCTGTCTCCGAAATGTCACAGGCAGAGAAACAGCAGTTGCGCTTGCTGGCAATCTTAGATCAGTCCAAAGTGTCATGGGGAGATTTGGCTAACACAATCAATTCACCCAGCAACATGATTCGCCAGTTCACAAACAACGTGAAAGAAGCTGGCATGGTTCTAGGTCAGTTATTTATTCCAGTATTGCAGAAAGTACTTCCTGTTATCAACGGTGTCGTAATTGCGATTAAGAGACTGCTTGTCAGTGTGGCAAATTTACTGGGAATCAAGATTGACTTTTCGTCATTCGGTCAAGGTGTATCCGGGTACAATGAGGATTTGGAAGATACGGCAGATGCACTGGATAAAGTGGGAACAAGCGCAAAAAATGCTCAAAGCGGAATCAGAGCATTTGATAAATTGAAAGTTATTTCCACACCAAAATCCAGTGGTTCCGGAAGTGGTGCTGGTGGAGCAGGAATTGACCTTACCAAAGAAATCATGGATGCTACTGCCGAGTACGAGAAAGTATGGCAAGAAGCATTTGATAAGATGCAGAACACGGCTATGGGTTGGGCTGATAAGATAGAAAAACTTCTTGAACCTGTGAAAAAGCTGTTCAAGGATTTTTTCAATGGTGATTTCTTTGAAGCAGGACAAGATTTGTCCGGTATTGTCACAGGGATATTTAACTGGATGTCCGATGCTATTGCATCTGTAGACTGGTATCAGATTGGTCAAAACATAGGACAGTTTCTTGCTGGTATTGACTGGACTGCTGTATTTACATCTGCAGGAAACTTTATAGGACAAGCAATTACAGCGGCAATCGACCTGTGGAAAGGAAGTTTTGATGCAGCACCGATTGAAACCACGATTCTGACAGCAATAGGTCTTTTGAAATTTACTGGCTTGGGAGATATACTGTGGAAAGCAATCAAAGATTCCATTGTCTTGTCAATGGGTGGTAAGGCAGGAGCAGAGGGAGCGGCAGCAGGAGCAACCGGATTGTTTGGTGGTATAAGTGCAGGGGCAGTAGCGGCAACAGCGGCTATCACAGCAGTTGTAGCAGGACTTGCTCTTGTATATGCAACAAATGAGGATGTTAGAAAGAGTTTCAAGGAATCAATTTCAGCCATTGCGGATAATCTCACTCCTGCAATGGAGTTTTTAACAACAACGGTTATACCAGATTTACAGAATGCATGGACAGGCCTTGTGGATGTCCTAACTCCGATAGGAGAATTTTTGAAGACTGCATTCACAAGTATATGGCAGGATATGCTAAATCCAGCACTGAAATATGTCGGTGAAGAAGTGCTTCCGAAATTGCAAAGTGCTTTTGAAAATCTTTGGAATGGAGTGCTTGTTCCGTTTGGAACATTCCTTGGAAATATCTTAAAGCCTGCAATTCAAATTGTTGCTGATATACTTACGGTACTTTGGAAAAATGTAGTAGTTCCTTTGGCACAAGCATTAGGAAGTGTTTTAGGAGCTGCATTTGATGCAATAGTCGATACCATGAATTTTGTGGTAGAACAAGTAAAACCAGTAATAGAAGTATTCAACTTCTTATGGGACAATGTTTTATCTCCAATAGTCACTCATTTATGGGAAGATTTAAAGCCTGCTTTTGAAACTGTATTCAATGCAATAGGAGATATTATCAAAAATCTTGGAACAAAATTAAAAGGATTAATAAATTTTGTTTCAGGTGTGTTCACTGGAGACTGGAGAAAAGCTTGGGACGGAATAAAAGATATTTTCAAAGGGGCGTTTAATAGTCTTGTATCTATAGCAGAAGGTTGCGTAAATCTTATAATTGATGGAATAAATGCATTTATTGATGGATTTGGATTGATTAGCGGTATATCAGAAGCTATAGGAATAAGTTTTAAGCCAGTACAAATACCTAAAATAAATATTCCTAGATTTGAAACAGGCGGTTATGTTCCTAGCCGTTACACAATGCTCATGGCCGGAGAAAACGGTGTGCCGGAGATTGCCGGAACGGTAGGCGGTAAAACAGCTGTTGCTGGTGGACCGGAAATCACTGGAATCAAAGATGCTATTAATTCCACGGCACAACAGGAAATTGCACTTCTGAAACAGAATAATCAGCTACTGCAAGGAATCCTTGAAAAAGAGTTTGGAATAACAACCGATCAAATTGGAATTGCCGCAAGACAATACGGTCAAGAGCAATTTAACCAAAAACACAAGAATGTATATGTATTTTAACACAGACAGCACTCTGAATGGGTGCTGTCTATTTTTATGCAATGAGGCGGTGAGCGTATGTCAGCATATCAAGGATGGCTTTTAAAAATTGGAGATTACGTTATTGACCAGTCAAGATTTATAGCCGCTGAAAGTTATCAGCCGGCTGTAAATATGCAAGATGTAGACCCGTGGACTGATGCTAACGGATATGTACATAGAAAAGCTGTGGAGCTAAAAGCATTAAGTGTTGATTTTTCTACACCTGCGATGTTGACAGATGACGATTTGCAAGAGTTACTGTCCGGTATACGAAGCAACTTTATTGATGCAACGGAACAAGGATGTAATATCACGTCATACATTCCATTTTTAGGTCAATATGTCACACAATACGGATATATGGCTGATATAAAGCCTACAATCTACGGAACCTATAACGGGGAGATTAAGTACAATCAGATAGAATTTTCATTTGTCGGAGGTGTAGCAAATGAGTAACTATACCTATGCGGATTTGTTTGATAAAAGTGCATCCAAAAAGGAAATCACGATTGAAACAGAGGACAAGTCTGTAAAAATCACCAACAGCGAAATCCATTTTGAACAGTTTGAATTAAAAGAAATACTATGTGATGATGATTACCTTACATTTGGACAGTGCAATGCATCACAGTTAAAATTCAAAATTTCAAACGTGTTCACAAGCATGATTGGGAAACAGATAAATGTTTCTGCTGTGATTAATGGACATACTGACACACCGTTTATTTTCGGCAAATACCGTGTCATTTCCGATAAACCAACAGATGATAAGCGTTACAGGAATGTGACTGCTTATGATGCCATATACGACATTGGAGAAGCGGAAGTATCTTCCTGGTATAACGGATTAAAGTTTCCTTTGACGTTAAAGCAGTTCAGAAACAGCTTTTTTTCATATTTTGGTGTTGAACAGGTAGAAACCACATTACCTAACGACAACATGGAAGTGGCAGAAACCATAAAACCAAGCGAACTTTCTGGCCAGACGGTCATGGAAGCAATCTGCTCGATAAATGGATGTTTTGGACACATTAACCATGATGGAAAATTTGAATATGTTTTCCTTAAAGAAATAATATCCGGATTATATCCACAAAAAGGATTATATCCACAGAAAGGATTATACCCTAGAAAAGGTTCTGAAAAAGAAAAGGTTACTGGTGGAAAATACAAATCAGTTAAATATGAAGATTTTGTCTGCCAAAAAGTTACAAAAGTGCAGATAAGACAATCAGAAAATGATATTGGTGCAGTTTACCCGGATACAGAGATTACCGAGAACGACAACAGTTATATTTTGCAAGATAATTTCCTTGTTTATGGAATGAGTGCAGATGCCCTAGAAACAATTGCAAGAAATCTGTATGAGGTTATTAAAGTTGTAAAATATAGACCTTATAACTGTGAAAAAATAGGAAATCCTTGTTTGATCCTTGGAGAAGCAGTCAATGTATATACGGCTAAAGAAATCATAGAAAGCTATGTGTTAAGTAGAACATACAAAGGAATCCAACAACCGACAGACACCATATCAGCAAGCGGAAAATCTCCAAAGTACAGTGAACAAGTAAATGGAATTAACAAAAGTATAATTCAACTCCGAGGCAAGACTAATGAATTGGAGCGTAATGTAGAAGAGACCAGGTCCGAAATCAAGGATGTAGAGAATGGACTGGATACAAAGATTACACAAAACGCAGGAAAAATTGAAGCAGAAGCAAAAAGGGCAACAGATACAGAAGTAGAATTGGCGGCGGCAATTTCTGTTCAATCCGACCAAATCAAGTTGAAAGTTTCCAAAGGTGATGTCAGTTCGCAGTTGAGCGTTGAGAGTGGACAGGTAAGTATTTCTGGAAACCGTTTTGTATTGGAAGCAGATAACTGTAGCATATCAGCAGATGGAACTATAACAGCTAAAAATGCAGTAATGACTGGTAGTTTTAAGTCTATAGGGGAAGACGGAAGTTACACAGAAGTATCATCAGGTGAAATTAAATTTTATAACGAACTATTGCAAAGCACAGGATCTATAAAAGGATTGGGACAATATCTTACTATTGATGCTTCAATGGTAAGTGTAAGCGGAATTTTAGTGGTAGGAAATGGAGCAACATATAATTCACAATATGTAAAAAACATATCAACAACTTCTCAAATATTGGGCAGTAAGACAGTACTGACAAGTGCCACATTAAGTGTCACAAAAAATTATATAAATGGAACCGTATCAGATGTATCTTTGGTAACACAAACAGCCAATGTTGCTGATTATCCTGGACATAATGTTAATTTTATTACAGGAGTTTCATCACTTGGAGGTTTGCTCACTGCAACATCTGGAATTGTCACACTTATGACGTAGGAGATTTATTATGGTAAAAAAAATATTTATTCTTCAAACGATTATTGGAAAAACAATGAAAGAAGTAATGGAAGAAAGGCAAGAAATTCAGCAATATATAGCTTTTACCATTGGAATTTCCACGTTTACGGAAATCAATGCAACATTGTTTAGCACGGAAGATGGCGATGGTTTTGAAGAGTTTATGAAGCAACTTATTGACATGTCGGATACAGTGGTTGCACAGAGCGGATATGAGGTATCTGAACTGTGCAAAAATCTGTATGCGTATGCAGAAGAGCAAGGAAAAGAAATCTATGTAAGGGAGAATTGATATGGCAGCAAATTTTGAAATTAAGAAATTAAAAAGCAACCTTGTGACAGTATTAAATCAAACACCGTTGCCTATCGAGGTGAAAAGGCTTGTACTGTATGAAGTATATTCGGAGACTAAACAGTTATCAGATATGCAGATTATGAAAGAGGAAAACGAGGTAACCGCAGATGGCAATGAATAAGGTTTATACCAGAATTAATTGGGAAGATTCTCCCAGTGAGAACACGGATTTAGATGCATACAATCTTAACAAGATGGATTCTGCTATTGATGCGTTGGACAACCGTATCATATCACAGGATGCCTTAAAAGTAGACAAGTCTTCAATAAACGGAAACATTGCTGATTGGACTATGGATGAAACAACCGGTGTTATTACTATTACAAAATACAACGGTGAAAAGATTATTTTTGACCTTAACATTGAAAAAATTCCTGTCGGCTTTTCCATGTCTGATGACGGAATCATTACCATGACTACAGAAGATGGAACACAGTTTACGGCTGATATTGGTTCTATGATTCCGGTGTTGACATTTGAAGATTCTGCAACCATAGCTGTATCCGTGACTGGTACTGGAAAGAATAAGACTTATTCTTTTTCAATCAAAACAGGATCAGTAACAGATGCTATGCTACAGCCTAATTATTTAGCAGATATTAGAGTAGAATCCGCAAATGCATCTGCTTATGCGCAATCCGCAAATGCAAAATCTGTATTGGCTGAATCTTATGCCATAGGTGGAACCGGAACAAGAGAAGGAGAAGATACAGATAACGCAAAGTATTATATGGAGCAGGCAAAACAGCAAACAGGAGGTATACCTACAAAGGTTAGTGAATTAGAGAATGACGCTGGATATATCAAAAAAGATGTTGATAATCTTGTGAATTACTACGACAAGACCACTACCGACCAAAAATTAGCAAATATTGATTTAACTGATTATCTCAAAAAGACAGGTGATGCTTCCAACACAACCGTAGCATTCACTGAGCCAGCCGACCTTGCACAGCCGACCACAGGCGAAAAACTCAGCGGAATTATCGGCAAGGTTAGCCTTGCGATAAAGAACATCAAAACATTAATTTCTCTCATAGGAAATACTGATATTTCATCAATCGGAAACGGCACTGTCACGGGGGCAATTAGTGATGTAAATGGCAATTTAAATGGTTTGAAATTTGCATCAATATCAACATCTGTTACTCTATTAGCGGCGAATAAACAGTCCTTTTTAGGCTCCTTGTCTGACTTTGGATTGCCAAACAATGCAAATGTATTTGGGGTGTTTGCAAATTGTGATTGGGCAGTTAATGTAAGATTTGCAAGTAATAGCAAGTTTTATGCATATCAAATTGCAAATGTTAGCAATGATGCAACATTTATATTAAATTTTGTTGTGGCATATAAATAATTAATTAATCCAAGGTATTGGGCTGCTTCTTCAAATAAATCTCAATCTGACAAATATGAGAAACTGGCAGAATAATACCGTTCCGTTGATGGGTTTAATATTATCGTACCACTAGATTTATTAATATAAATATTATGATTGTTGCCGCTTGTACCACCTGTTGCATTTGCTCTAACATACGCATTTTTAGGGTAATATGTCTTTGCAATATTGGTAATGATTAATGATCCGCTAGACTGCTCAGATGTAATTTGTACGCCTATTGTGACAAATACCCTGTTACCAATTTTGGAAATGCTATTATCGGAACTCCACGATACACAATTTACTAAAGTCAAATCGGCATCTTGGTTTAACTTGCCATTTACAGAAGGAGTGATAGCCGATGGGCGGAGATTAAAAGCAAAAATAAATCAATCAAAAAGAGCATGGTGTAGAAGCCATGCTCTTAATTTTTATCTGATTCCCCAGTCACCGTCATTATTTACGAAACCAACCACATATCCTATCATGTCATCAATTATGTGTTCCGGGAGTATACTGTTCGGAGACATGAGCGGAACATATCTCCATTTTCTTACACCGTCTTCAATTATATGGGTTTTCACGACAATATATATCCCACCATTACTTGTTACAATACATCGTTCACCGTCTTGTGGTTCACGATCTGCGGAAAGGAGAATAATTTCCCCAGGCAGATAAAACGGCATATAGTAGTCACAGGGAATTTTCAAACCGATATAAGTCTTGGATTTTATATCTTCCGGTAAATTGTCTATGCAAATAGGTTCTACAGCGTTTGTGGTGGCTATAATTCCATTCACAAGTTGCGGTTTGAGGACAGAAATATACTTGTGTGATTTTTCAAAACTGGAATAGATTTTAGCTTGGTGACGGATGAAGTAACGGATAAGGTACAGAGAGTGTTCCGGCAGACTGCGACATATCTTAACAGATTCTAACATCTTATCTTCCATAGTGCCGCAACCTACCAGTTCATCTACGCTGATTCCAAAGGCTCTAGCAAGCGCAACAGCGGTCGATAGCTTCGTGTCGTTAGAATTACCGTATAGTAGTGAATTAAGCGTAGAATAAGGCAAATTAGATTCATCTGCAAGCTTGTACACTGTCATGTCCGGCTCATTAAGAAATTCGTGGAGATTCCCACGAAAACTTAACATATAATTTGCACGGTTGACTGATAGATGTGTCGATATTTCTTTGATTCGGTCTTTTTTCATCATGTTTATTGTCCCCCTTTCACATGATACACTTGTAACATCCCTTGAAACGAGGGACATCAAGTTCTGGCGAGGGCGGTGTTTATTGGCGTTTTCACCGTCCTCTTTTGTTGGTATTTTACAACAATAAAAAACGTGAGTCAAATATATATTGATTGTTTAGAACGTATGTTCTATAATGTGATGTATCGCTACTTTAGATTCTGCGGAAAATTAAAGGGGAGAGGGGTGTGGTTACGATGAACGAAAGCAATGAATTTTACAGAGAGGAAATTGAAAAGATACTAAACAACATTCAGATAAACAGAGTTTTGAAATGTATCTATATTTTTGTAAAGGATGTATGGGAGGATGTTAAGCCGTGCGAATAATAAAAATAGACAAAGATATTTGCATTACTGGGGACAAGCCTATCATACTTCAAGATTCTATTTGTGAAATATATTCCATGATATTTTACAAAACAAAGGAATATGAATCAGAGAACGACAGCAGAGAAAAAGAGAAAAAAAGGAAAGAACTTGACGTACTTTGCAATTCTCTTAATTCTCTTTCTGCTGCCGTAGAAGTTATCAACAAAAGCATGAAATAATTGAAACTATCAGGGCAAGTATAGCTATTATGTTAGTAAAAAACCAATCTTTAATTTTATTTTTATAAGAAATTAAATAAAATTTTCCGGCATCTGTAATTTGAATGTTTGGAAATTCTTCTAAAGTTGATTTTGATGTTGTTATATAATTATTAGCACATATAATTTCTAATGTTTTTTCAACAAAACTTTTTGAGTGATATCTTTTGATTTTAGGGTATTTTTCATATAACTTTCCAAGGATATTAGTATAGTTTACAGACAAACCGTTTGAACAATTATCTTTTATTATATGCATAACTCTATTTATATCAAATCCATATACAACACTCATTATATTTTTCCCTCTCCGACAAGGTTAATATAATTAAGAACTCTATTCTTATTTTCTGTGGACATAGAAAAATACAGCTCTAACGATTCCATCAGATCAGAATCATTTCTTATTTTTCTCAATATAGAAAAGTTCTCATAAGAAAATTTGCCCTCTCCATAAACTAAATAATCCAAAGAAACATTAAAATATTTTGCCATTGCATTGAGCTTTGAAAGATTTGGATTTGATGCGTTTAATTTTGCAATATATCCAGTAGCGAATCCTAATTCTTTCTCTGCAACGTTTGAAGATACTCCTTTTTCTTTGCATAATTCCTGCACATTTTCTTTAAGCATACTTTCACCTCAATAAGTTCTGAAAAAATCGCAAAACAAAGTATTGACATTCTGAAAATATCGCTTATAATGTAACTAAAGGTTCTGAAAATATCGCAACAAAATAAGGACATTAAAAATGCCATTAAAAAATACTTTGTAATTTTCACTCGCAACGAATATTATAGAATATTTTCAGAGGATAGTCAACAACTTTTGGCGAAATATTCAGAACCTTTAATAACAGAAAGGAGGAATAAGGTTGTTATATAACAAAATAAAAGCTATTGCCAAAGAAAAAGGAATATCCATACGCAAAATCGAAGAAGATTGCGGTTTTTCACAGGGAAGTATGTGTAAATGGAATGATATTTCTCCTTCTTGGGACAAGGTTCAAAAAGTAGCTGATTATCTGAACGTAAAGATAAATGAGTTGATTTCAAAATAAGAAAGGAGAAGCAGGAGGAAGAACGTGAAGTCATCAAAAATTGAAATTCGTCAGTGTGACGGTGAAGAGGGAGTTTTTACGGAAGTCCTCATTGACGGTCACAAAATCAACGGTGTGAGAAGCTTCACACTGAAACAAGGGGTTGGGGATGATATTCCTACTCTGACACTTGACCTTAATGCACTTAATCTTGCAACGGATATGAAAGTCTTGCGGATTATGCAGGAGGGGTTAGGAGAAATCGAAAGCATTAACTTCAAAAAAGAATAGGATCCCATATTTCAGAGAGCCATTTCATTACTTGCTGATATTTTGAAGTATGGAGCATTGCCTTGGGTTGTTGCAGCAACCAGTGAGACCGGCATATTTGCAGTCTAATCTTCCATTTTCAAATTTTGGCTTAATATCTTCCAAAGAATTAGCAGATATTTGCCTAAAATCAACAGAGTACATTTTGTTTTGCTTATTGCAAAAACCATTGTATACCAAATTATCACCTCCCATAATAATCTTTGTTTTTCTCTTGTTAACTCGCTTTTTCTCACATTTTCATTTCTTCATAGAGATATTTTC